TGATGTCGTTTCTTGCTACCATACCACACTCCTTAAAAGTATAGTTATCTGGAGAAGGTCAAGTTCTCCAGATTTCCTTAAAGCCTTCGTCTTCGGTTGGCATTTCAAAAGTATCAATCATGCTACGCATAACTGAATCTGGAATGTTCTTGCCTGGACGACTGGCTAAACGTCGATCCAATTCTTCCTTTTTAGGAGTTGGAAATACCACAGCAATATGTTCATAGTTAGGCAACATATTGAACTTACGCTTACGGCTCTTAATCGAAACACTGGTCTGATCCCAGATGATATCTAAATTATTTGCCTTACAAATTTCGACTTGGTTAGCCATCAACTTTACGGCAATAGGCATATATTCATCAAAAACTTCGTTGTAGGTTTTACCCATTTTTTCAGCGTATTCTTCCACAAACTTATCTGTGCTAACCACAGGAATATCCTTAGCCCAGTCTTGATTCTTAATCCAAGTGCTCTTACCTGCACCTGGCACTCCGATTAATTGATAACACTTCATGGTTGAAAGTTGTCCCTTCCTTTTGTATGCTTACTGATTTCGGCTAAGGTTGCCCTTAGCATTTGAATTTCCATTGCGGCTTCTTCTAACAAGTTAGCAATCTTGTCGGGCTTACCTTCTGTGACTGCTAACCTGCCAGGAATCTGCCTACGTATCTCTGCTCGTTTATACAAGCGGAACACTAGGCTTTGCTCTGCTACAGGCAAATGACTTTCATCTTCACATCTCATACTGTCTCCATATAGTTGCGTACCCAAGATAAACGAGCTTGCTCGTCCATAGCAGTATACTCCTCAATGTTAGCACGGATAGCATCCACTAGTGGATAGTATTCTTCGTCTAAATTGTGCTTGATGTCTTTGTTCAAGTCTACTAACTTGTCTGTGCGTGGATTGCGAGCAACCCACTTTGAAGTCAAGTAGTAAGTTGACTTGATCTTAGAACCAACGCCGTCCTTAGTATAGAATACAAAACCTTCGTGCTTAACAGTCTTTACTAGAGCCTTTAACTCGCCTACTGTAGTAGTAAAGATATCCACAGGGAGGCATCCAAGATGCTTGCCCAAAGGTTCTAGCGTAAACTTTTCGTAGTATAACTTACCGTTCCAGTCTTTGTGACGGAATCCGATAAAGTACAGTCCAGGTTCTTCAGGTATGATGTGTGGGTCAGTTGGATGAACGCACTCAAACATAAAAGTAAAATCTGGGGCACATCTTAGTACATCACGGAAGTTATCAGTGATATATTCCTTTGCCATATCGACAAACTCGCCTGAAGTAGAACCTGTTGTTGAAACTAGGATATCTCCATTGTGCCAAGTCATAGCAACCATAAAGCCGTTAACTTTACGAAGTGCTGTGATCTCAGTATCGTCGGATAGCACTGGTGCTTCCTTTTCAATACCATAGTTATAGATCTTTGTGAATGGTCGTTGTACTACATTAAACTCAGAGTCTACAATAGTACCTCGACATTCGGCGATGTATTCGTTCCACAAGTTATCGTAGAACACTTTCTTCTTGTACTTTAGCACATAGATACCATCGCCACATTCTTTCATGTTGACTAGGTTACTAGTGTTTACATACTCCTTCAATTCATCTTTAAACATGATGACCCTTAATTTCGTTGTTTTTAATTCTGCCAATCGCATATTCCATTGACACAACAATCTCACCGGTTGAATCCATACCTACATCGAATGCACGATACTTTTCTAATCCACTAACACCTCCGTGTAAGTGACCATGAAAATGTAATGCTCCTCTGTGCATTTGATCCCACTCAGCAATCGGATAGTGAAACATGACAATCTTGTGACCATCATATGTAATATCCAAATACTCGTGTACTTCTGCAAACGCACCACGGAACGTTTCGTCCATCAATGTCTTACGGTCATGATTTCCTCTAATTAAAATCTTTGTGCCATTCAAACGCTTTACCATTCTACCAGCATCACTACCTGACATGAACGCTACATCGCCTAAGATGTAGACTGTGTCTTCAGGTTTGACTTTATGGTTCCATTCTTCGGCCATGGCGTTGTTCATATATGCAACGTCGTCTTTAAATCGTGCTCTCGTCACTGGACAGAACTTCATGATGTTCTTATGTCCAAAGTGTAAGTCGCTTGTAATCCATGTTTTCATTTTTTCGCTCTTCTTTCTTGTTATATTATACAGCCAAAAGAACGCCCTGTCAACTCTCGAAGACAGGGCAAATGTTGTTTTTATACAACGGGCTTGTATGTGCGCCAATCGTCGATGTTGGGCTTTTCGTCCGCATCGTAGGTCCAACCCAAGGCTCGCATCATTCTGTGCTTAACGAGCAGATTAGGGCTTCTAAACCGCCCTGTATCCTGAAAGCCCAGCATTACGCCTACTTCGCATACAGCACCGCTACGACAAATTCCAGCAAAACAATGAACAACAACGTTCATTTTGTTATCCAAAGCGTGTTGTAAAAGAGCCACAAGTTGATTGGCTTGTTCTTGACTACACTTCATTGCTTCGTCGTCTACGTGGTCGTTTTCCTCCACGTCCAAAAATTCAAAGTTATGAATTTCCTTGAACTTATGGGCAGGAGTAGGACGCCAGCTCGCCGGGTCAACGATACTAATCAGCATACTATTTTCGCCTGCTTCGTGATGAAATCTTTTTGGGATATCATCGGCGGCTACATTTTCAATCCAAGGCATAATGCCTCCTTATTTTTTCATTGCTTCCATCATTCCGAAAAGTTCAGCCCATTGTTCACTAGGCTTTTGACCTTCGTTAAGATTCATAATAGCAAGAAAATCCTTGTAGTTTTCTGGAACCTTGAAATAGATGTTAGCATAAGTGCAGTCAAATGAGTCGTCCTCATCATGACTGTACCAAGGATGTTCTGACATTTCATCAAAAACATCTTCGTAGTCTTCACGGTTACCACCACCATTACGTGTATGAACAACAATGTAACCTTCATCCATATAGACATTACGGAAACGACCAAAGTCGCTTGCAGTTTTGCCTAGAATTTCAAGTAACTTTCCGCTATCGGGATTCATGCCAAATATCATGTTGTACATTGACATAATTACTCCTTTACAAAATCAACTCTTTCACTGTAATAGCCATTCGATTGACCTAGCCAACGAATGTCCACATAACCCTTGCGAGTTGCAAACTTGTAGAAAGTCCATGTGTAAGACTCGTATGCTTCGAAGTCGGCTGGGCTTTCGCCATCAACTTCTTCTGCTATTAGAATCTCTGAACCTACTAAGTCCTGCAAATCGCCGACTATGCTTTCTATGCTTACGCTTTCGCAACAGTCTTGCTCGTGATACATACGATAGCGTTCGCCATCTGTGGTTTCAAAAACGATCTCGTCGCCACTCTCGTTGATGTTGGACAAAGTCTTGCCCTTCAACACATCAACGTTACAATATTCTCTGTCCCAATATCCCATGATATCTCCTTACTGCTTTCGCCGTTTCATCCAGGTGTAATCTACACCGTCTGGACACTTTCCATCTACAATGCTGTCAGCACCAAACATGCCAACAATTTCGTATTCGCTACTTTTGATAGTTACAAATACTGCCAATGTTTTTGCCCAATCCATTGCTTGGCCAAGATTATCAAAATCTCGTTCGTAAACATTCTTGTTTACATCTTTCCATATTACTTTATACATTCAATTATTATATCTTCACTTCAATATTTTGTCAATTGGTCCCGCTACTACGAATCGAACGTAGACTTACTCTTTAGGAGAGAGTCGTTCTATCCATTGAACTATAGCGAGGGAGGGAATTTGGTGTGACCGGGAGGGTTCGAACCTCCAAGGACGGCATATCGCCTAGTCCCGACCCACGGAGTGTTTCACAACAGTCCTGGAGCTCTGCCTATTCGCTCACGGTCACATACTAAGTATATAACCTTTTCAGCAGTTTGTCAACGGGTTATG